TTGGAGGGAGATTCTGAACCTCAATGCGATTGCGCCGAATGAACCCGTATCAGAAACTGCTAGCCCGTAAGCGCACTTGGACTCCTATTCAATCAACCGCTGGCAAACTGAAAGAGGGCTCGGAGGAGACAGTCTTCCGGGCTCTCGCCCTTCGTCATATGGAGTTGCCTGTTGGTGACTTTATCCAAGATGCTTGCTCTAATGAAATTCCTGAAGCCTCCCGTGCGCTTCTTGAAAGCAACGTCAAAGACGAAATCCGCCATGATCTTGCGCTGGGATATATCACCAACGCATTGGGAGTGGATGAACAGGCCGAAAAAGAAGCCTTCCGACTACGGCAAGCGTGGATTGAACATCCAGATCATCCGGTCCTCAAAGCAATGGTGGCCGAGCGTGCGATCTTTTTCGTTCTCCTCCCGTTCTTTCGTTTTAACGGTGATGCTGGTCTCCGAACGGTAAGCGCTGACATTAGTCGTGATGAACAAGTTCATGTTGCTGCCAATAGCCTTGTTTGTCGTGAGCTGGGGCTTAGTGTCTCTCCTTCTCTTGATAAATTGCGTAAGGCAACTGTCAATTGGGTGATGCAACCACTTGGTAGTTCTGACAATAAATATCTTGATCGTCAGTTCTGGCTGGATCAAAGCGACAGCTTGATGTACTCAGGTAAAGCTGAAGGTTTGATTGAAACCCAACGAGCTCGGATGCCTGCGTTCTTTGAGACGAGTAACTCTGATCTTCCCAGCTACGCTTGATTCATAAGGGGTTACGTTATGGCGCTGATTACCCAAGATCAATTCTTTGAACTTTGGTTTCCTGGTACTTATTGGGATCGATCAAACCAAGCTCTTGGTGGTCATGACACTGCAGGAGCCAGACGTAACGCTCGGGAATCTCCTAACGGTAGTCGTCAATTTGCAGCAGCTTGGGAAGCATATAACCGTGATCAGATTGCTGCTGCAAACCCTAGAAGTGTTCTTGATGGCCCTTACACATTTAATGAACCTGCACCAACGTTTACTCAATGGGCGGGTCCTTGCTATGACGCTAATTGTCAAAGATTAAGGGCATCTATTGAAGCTGAAGAAAGAGCTAATTATTCTTCTTGGCAAACTAGAAAAACACAAGCAGAAGCAGCAGAACAAAAACGATTGTATGAAGTTGCTTTATTGCAAGAAGCAGATGTAAAAGCTCAAATTTACGAAGCTGAACAAGCTGCAGCGTTCTTATCTAGTGAACAGCAACGTGTTCAACAGGACCTTGTACTTGAACAGCAGAAAATTGCTGAACAACAAAAGCAAGATCAAGCAAATATTGAAGCTCAAATTAATGCTTCACGTCTTGCTACGGAGCAAGAAATGGCAACAATTAAATCTCAATTTGAAACTGAAAAAACTGCTAATGAAAAAAGGATTGCTGAAACAGTTGCTGAAACTGCAAAACAACAATTAATTACTAAAAAACAAGTTGCTATTAAACAAGAAGCAGCTAGCAAGCAAAACATAGTTCCACAACAAGCCACTCCAGAAACAAGGACATTAACAAAAGCAAAGAAAACAATGATTGGACAGCCTGGCGTATCGGCTACCAGAGTTAGTGCAAAGTCAGGTGTAGGCGGCTATGGTGGTACGGCTCCAGCCAGAGTTAACCCAACAGGTTTAAACATATGATTCCCTACGTTGAACCTGAAATAATCCAGTATTTGGATGAGCTTTATCCAGACAAGGCTCCTGACCTTAGTATGGAAGAGAAACTCATTTGGTTTACTGCTGGACAGGTTTCAGTTGTAAGGCATCTTAAAGAGCAACACAGGCTTCAAGAGGAAACTAAGTATGGCTAAAAACAGCTCACTTAATTCGATCCTTTCAATTCTTGGCGTCGTTGGCGCTGGTGTTGCTGCTTACCAAGGTTTTCGGGCTGCTGAAGATCGGTCAAATCAATTCCGCGCTCAACAAGAAGCTGCTGCACGGCAATACTCTTTAGCTCAGCAAGCAACTGAAAACCAGACTCGTCTTGTTAACGAACAGATTACAAACCTTAGATCTAGTTTGGTTCAACGTCAAAAGGAATTTGAAGCATCTCAAGTTGCTTATACCCAACAAGCTGAAACAAGTCGTCAACAACTAGAGCAAGCAAGAGCTTCATCAGCTGCTCAGTTGAGCACTATGCGTGAATCTGCTGCTCAACAAAGCAGACAAATGCAAGAGCAACTCACTGCTCAAAGAACCTCTCAAGAATCTCAACTTGGAATTGCTAGAGAACAACTGACTCAATATCAAGCTCAGGCTGCTTCAATGCAGGAGCAAGCTCTCCAAGCTCGCAAAATGGCAGAGCAACAAATGAGTCAACAAAAGGCAAGTTCGGCTGCGTTGTTGCAACAACAAAAGATTTCTTCTGCTATTCAACAGCAGCAAGCTGCAGCAGCACCTGTAGGTAGCCGAGTGCGTCAACGTACTGGTACACCTGCTGCTATGCGTACTAGTTTGGAAATACAATCACCTGTTGCTGGTCTTGGGATTGCAGCAGGTTCATCAAATGCAGCTGGTGGTTTGAATGTCTAATGCTTCGGCTCGTTACTCGGCACTAGAGCCAGAAAAGACGATTTATCTGGATCGCGCTATTGAGTGCAGCAAGTACACTCTGCCGACTCTTATTACCGAAAACGACCGTAGTACTGGTAAAAACCTTTACACCAAAATTGCTACCACCTACCAAGGTCTTGGTGCTCGTGGCGTCAATAACCTGGCTAGCAAGCTGCTGATTGCTTTGCTGCCTCCTAACCAAGCTTTCTTCCGTCTTTCTGTAGACGACATGAAGCTGAAGCGGGAACTTGAGAACTACAAGGAGCTGCAGTCAGAGTTTGATCAACAACTGGCTTTGATGGAACGCGCAGTGATGCGGGACATTGAAGAGTCTGGTGATCGCACGGCTCTGTTTGAAGCCCTCAAGCATCTGATCATTGGTGGTAACGCCCTGCTGTATGTTGCTGAAAGTGGCACCAGGGTTTATCCACTGAAGTCCTTTGTGCTGAACCGTGACCCTGAAGGGAACATCCTTGAGGTTGTGGTGCGTGAAGAAGTTAGCCCTGATGTGTTGCCTGAGAAAGTTGCACCTAAAGATAACGAAGGTAAATTTGTAGACAAAACTGTTTTTCTCTACACCCACATCCTTTGGGATTACAAAGCTGATCGGTGCAACTGGTACCAAGAGGCTTACGCAAAACAGATTGGTAAGAAAGGTTCTGTTCCTATTGAAAAGAGCCCCTGGATTCCTCTTCGTATGTTCCGCGTGGCTCATGAAGCCTACGGTCGTGGTTACTGTGAAGAGCTTTTGGGTGACCTCAAGAGCCTTGAGTACCTCTCTAAAGCAATCGTTGAGGGTTCTGCTGCAGCAGCAAAGATCATTTTCCTCTGCAAGCCAAACGGTACGACTCGTCCTGACGCTCTTGCTCGGGCTGCCAATGGATCAATTGTTGCAGGTGATCCAAATGATGTGGCTCCTCTGCAAATGCAAAAGCAGGCAGACCTCACGGTGGCTCTCAACACCATTGCTCGGATCGAACAACGCCTTAGCTTTGCGTTCCTGCTTAACAGTGCCATTCAAGCTGGTACTTCTGGCCGGGACCGAGTGACAGCCGAAGAAATCAGAATGGTTGCACAAGAGCTGGAAGCAGGATTGGGGGGCATTTACAGCATCTTGAGCGTTGAGATGCAGCTTCCTCTGGTCAATCGCAAGATGGCTCTTATGGAGCGTCAAGGGCGTCTTCCGAAACTTCCTAAGGATGTTGTGAAACCTCAGATCACCACTGGTCTTGATGCTCTTGGCCGTGGTAACGATAAGGCCAAACTGATTGAGTTCCTGCAAACCATTGCTGGCACTCTGGGTCCTGAGGTAATGGCTAAGTACGTTAATAGCCGTGAGCTGATTACCCGCCTTGCTGCTTCTGATGGTCTTGATACTTACAAGTTGATTAAGTCAGACGAAGATCTTATGGCTGAAGAACAGCAGCAAGCTATGATGATGCAGCAACAAATGGCCGCGCAAGATCCCAATAACGATCCTGCTAAACAGG